ACAATTTATTGATTACAATTTATTGATTACAATTTATTGATTACAATTTATTGATTACAAATACATTTATCTTTTCTGTAAGGTGAGCAACATACTCCATCTATTATAAAGTTATTATCGTTATCAAATGAATATTTACATTCAACTAATTTTCTAATAGCACGATTTTTCTTAGTATCACCTGGTTTAATCCAGTTTTTAAAAAGTATCATACTATATTTAGTATCTTCTATTATATCATTATTCTCTTCTTTGATATCAAGTAGAGCATATTTCTCTTGATTTATTGAAAAATATTTATGTTTAATCTTACTTCCATATAATCGAGCAGTTCTAAATTCAATAGATAAATCAATATAGTTTTTATAGTGTTTTCCAGTTTGTAATCCAAGTCTTAGAATATCAGTATCAACATTATGACCTACTAAAACAGTTTCCGAATTTAAAATTTCACTAATATTTGTAATAATTTCATTATAACTTTTACCTTCTTTTTCTAAAATATCCATAGTTATTCCAGTTAAAGGTTCTAAAGTAGATGTTATATCACAAAAAGTTTTCGAAAGTAAAGGATTAATTTTTTCATTAAATATTATATTACCATTATAGTCTGATAAAACTATCCAACAAGGAGTACGATCATTATGACCCCAACCATTTGCTATATAGGCAATATTTATACTGATATAGTTTTGTTCTGGTTTTGCTGAAATAGATGAATTTGAATTCATAGATAAACTTCGATAACGATTATTACTATTAGAGGATGAATCATTATATGAATTTGACGAACTACTAGATGAAATAGATGATGTATCAATTGGTTTAAGTGCTAATGGTGATATTGTAACACATTTAGCATATGTTTTTTTTTCTTGTTGATTATCTGTATTATTTAAATTCTTATGAAAATACAGACAATTCTTAATATTTTTACAGTTATCTCCAAATTTACATGTTATTTTAGAAAGTCTATTGCGAGCTTCTTCAGCACTCCAACCAATAGGATGAATTCTTTTACAAGTATCATTACAACATGTAGTACCATATTTACATTTAACATTAATCTTTTTATCATTATTTGAATTATTAGTGAGTTTTGAATTATTTTTATTAGATGTATTATTAATTTGAATTATAGTTAAGATTTTTTTTATATTTTCAAAATTATCCTTTATAAAATCAAAGTTTTCTTTTATAAAATCAAAATTCTCATTAAAGAACTCAATATTACTATTACTATTAAGTAATTTAGTATTTGATTGTGGAACAATATCCATCTTGTAATATGTTAATTGATAAGTAATATAACAATTATAGAAGTAGAATATATATGATTAAATTTCATTAATAAATTTTTTCACATTTTTTTATTACAAATATATTGATGTATTTTAATTGATTTTATTAGATAAATTATTTATTTATAAAAAATTTAATTAAAAAATACAGATTAAATTAATAAAATAATGGATAACAAAGATATTAATGAAAATTTAGAAAATAAACTAGAAGATATTAGAAAATTATTTAAACTAATAGATAATGTCAAAAATAATAATAAAAGATTTGCCCTTAAACACAAAATGCAAACAGAATTAGATTTTATGATAGATAGAATAGAAGATTATTATTATAAATATGTACTAAAAAATAAGAAAGAGGATAAAATAAAAAATGAAGCAGATAAATTAATATATAAATCTAGAAAAACAATGGATGTATTTTTACCATATATTTTACTATATAATATAACAGAAGGAAATGGAACCTAATTTGATAAGTTAATAAGAAATATTTGTTATTTCTTGTTTTTTTTGTTTTTTTTGTTTTTTTTTGTTTTTTTTTGTTTTTTAGTTATCTTCAAAAGCTTGTGAGATAACTCTCGAGCAGAAAGCATCAAACTCATCTTCTTTAACAAGTTTGGCAAAGTAGTTATCACGATCACTATCGTGTGAAATCCACAAATCAATGGTAGAAGACAACTCTTCGTTTTCGCATACCTCTTCAAGTTCTGATACTTCAAGGTATTTCTTGAACCTTTTGATACCCTTTACCATAATCTTGGTAAGAACATCAACGTCTTTCACTGGTTCGGTAAGCTCACCATAGAACCACGTGTCAGATGGCGATTCTTCTTCTTCATCAAATCCTTTCACTTCTTCGACAAACTTTTCGTGTTTCTTCTGTTCTTCTGCTTCCTTGTCCATTTTCTTCTTAACTGGACAAGTTCTAATGTTGTGTCCCGATTGACGACACACTGAGCAAGGCATATATGCTTTTTGTTGATAACTACAATTAACCAATTACAACTTTCACATTTTATTTAATTGATAGTAATTGATACTAATTGATACTTATTGGTATTAGTTAATAAAAATATATGATGGTTTATGTTTAGCACTTATCAAGTTTGTAGTAATTTGTATATATTAAACAAATATAACTCATAATGATATAACTCTCTGTAAGATTTTACAATATTTATATTAGTATCATTTGTTAATTTAATAATTTTATTTATATCAATATATTTTGAATATTTTTTAATTAAAATTTCAACAAAGTTCTCAAGAATAGTTTCATTATTAAAATTAAAGTTTATTAATTTAAATATAAATTCTCTATTATTTTCAATAAGTTTAATAGGATTCTTTTCTTTTTTAATATATGCTAAGTGTTTAGATATATCATTATGAAGAATATTTTGAAATCCATTACTATCTGGATAGTGAATTTGATTTTCTAAATCGAATAAAATTTTATAAATATCTCCTTCATTTTTTTTTATAATTTTTGTCAAATCTTTCTTTTCTATAAAATATTTTTTAGTTAAAAATTGTAAAACTTTAACTAAAATTTTATTATCTAATATAGGACATCTAATATTTAAGCATCTACTTTTTATTGCCGATGGAATTTTTGATAGATTAGTTGATACAAATATAAATAAAACATTATTAGTGTATGATTCCATAATACGACGTAATAACATAAATGAATTAAAACTGAACTTGTCAAAATCAGTTAGAATAAATACATGCTTTTTTGTAGTAATATTTCTAATTTTAATAGTATCTATAATGTAATGTTTTAAAATATTTTTCTCATTGTTCAATTTATTAAATAAATTAATTTCTTTAAAATATTTATTATTAATTAATTTGAATTCAATAGAATTATTTTTAATTAAAATTTTTTCTTGTTTAATTTCTAAATCTTTACAATTTAAATTAATATTATTAATTTTATTGATAATATAATAAGCGTAGAATTTTTTCATAGAACCTTCTGGACCATATAAATTAATATGAGGAATATCATAATCTTCTAAATTATGAATATGATTTTTACCAAGTAGAGGATATATTTTATCTAAATTATTAAGTATATCATTAATAAAATTCATTTAAGTTTATTGAATAAACTAAATAATAATATGGATGATTATCAAAAATTAGGTTTAAATAAAGGAGCAAGTAAAGATGATATCAAGAGAGCTTACAAGAAATTAGCACTGAGATTTCATCCAGATAAGAATCCAGACTTAAATAGTTGTAAGGAATTTATTTCTATAACAGAAAGTTATAAAAGATTGCTTAATGATGATGAAATTAATGAAGATATTGATATCACATTTTATTTAAATATGTATATTGATATGATTAAAAATTTATATACATATATTACGGATGAAAATAATATATTTAATAAAAAATTTTTTAATAAAAAACAGAAAACTAAAATACAGAAAACTGTAAAAGAAGTAGTAATTAATTTTAATGTATCAGTAAAAGATATTTATACTAATGCTTTTAAAAAACTAACTATTAAATTATTAAGAAAAGATAATGATAAACTAATAAAAAAGAAAGAAGATTTTTATATATCTTTATTGAATTATAAAAATGAATATAGATTTGTAGGAAAAGGGGATGAAGATTTATCTGGTAATAAAGGAGATATTAGAATATTAGTAAATATAGTAAAAGATGAATATTCCATAGATAGATGTGATATTATATATATATTAAATATAAGTTATTATGAGTATCTTTATGGTATTAAAAAAGAAATATACTATTTAAATGATAAACTATTAGAAATAGAACATAATTTTTATGGAGAATTAGGAGAAAAAATGTATTTAAATATGGGAGTAAAATATTATGATAAAAAAACTGAAACATTTAAATTTGGAAATTTAATAATAAGATTCAAATTAGATATGAAAATTAAAAATTCTGATTATTTGGATGATGATACTTTTAAATCTCTCGCGTTTAAATATTTATAGATTATAAAAGTTATAAACCCACTTAAAGGTTAAATACATAATATTATTTATAAAAATGGGGAAGTCTGCCGCGAAATCCGGAACTAAAAAAACAGCAAAGAAGAAGACATCTGTAAAGACGCCAGTAAAGACTGCTTCTAAGGTGGCCTCAAAATCATCCGCTTCAAAAGCACCAGCCAAGAAGAAGACTACAAAGAGGTCTGTAGTTAAGGAGAAGGCTGTTGTAAAGGAAGTTCCAACTGAAGAAACTCCAGTAGTTTCCGAAGAATCTACAACAACTGAATCAGTTGTTAAGAAACCACTCACTCCTAGTTTGAGTTCCACTGCCACTACGGTTAAAATTCCTGACATGCCTCTAGAAGATAATATTACTAGCCAGATTAGCACTCTATTGACAACAATTTCAACTCTAGTTGGAGAACTTAAAACTGTCCAAACTCAAGTTAAAACTCTACAAAAGAACTATGTTAAGGTATTGAAAGATCATAATAAGACTCTTAATAAGAAGAAGAGTGTTAATAGGAAGCCAAGTGGTTTTGCTAAGCCATCTAAGATTTCTGAAGAAATGGCAACATTCCTTTCACTTGATCCAAAACTAGAAGTTCCACGTAATCAAATTACAAAGCTAATTAATCAATATATTATTGATAATGAACTACGTAATCAACAAGATAAGAGGCAGATTATTCCAAATAAGGAATTATCTACTCTATTGAATCTAAATGGTGATGAACAATTGTCATATTTCAATCTTCAAAAATATATGAAGCATCATTTTATTAAGACACCTGTTGCAGCAGTTTAAAAATTTATAAAATAAATTTTACTATTTATTTACTTTTTATTTACTTTTTGTAATAAATTAATAAAACATTTAAAATCTTTTTTATACATATATATATTATTAAATGAATAATATATATAATGACGAAAAATTATTAAATTTAGTTAATAATTGTTTATCTAATTATAGTTATGATATTGCTAAATTAGTTTTTTATTTGTATAAAAATGAATATGTATGTGGAAAGTTAAAAAATAAATTATGGTATCATTTTAAAAATCATAAATGGGTTATAACAGAATTAGGTCCATATAACGAAATTTCAAATAATATAGTTAAACTATTTCAAGATTATAGAGAAGATGAACAGCATACTGATGAAACAAAACAAAAAATTGATAATTTAATTTTAAAATTGAAGAATGTTTCTTTTAAAGAAACAGTATGTCGTGAATGTATTTATTTATTTTATGACCCAGATTTTATAAAAAAATTAGATAGAAAAATGAATTTAGTTTGTTTTAAAAATGGAGTTTGGGATATTCAAAATAAGATTTTAAGGTCTGGATTAAAAGAAGATTTTATTTCTTTATCTATTGATGCCGATTATAATGGAGAGCATAATAATATTGATTACATTATTAATCAGTTTTTAGAATTTCGTAAAAAGATTGTACAAAAAAGAATGCCTAATCACGAATTTAAAGTATAATTAATAGTATAATTAATAGGGATAAATTTTAGGAGGATGTCAGCAGCAGGGTTCGAACCTGCGAAGCTTTACGCATGGCATCTTAAGTGCCACCCCTTTGACCAACTCGGGCATACTGACTCCTAGAATTTAAATAAAAATTATTATATAAATGTTATGGATTCTTCCATAACATATATTATTATTATAATATACCTTTAAATACCTTTAATTAGAATTCAAATAACGGATTTTAAAATTTGAAATCTCAATTGATAAACTCAAGTGATTCAGTTTCAACTATTCAGTTCCAACTATTAAGATGAACACTAGTACAAGTACTTCTACTAAATGTACTGATGTAGGTAAGAAATATGTTTATGTACATGGTGGTTACTTTGGAGTTGATTTTAGTGAAAAACATAATATTAACATAACTAATACTGTATTTGTAGGTGTAATTCTAAAGACTTTTAGTATGTCTGGACATAATTGGCATAGTGTTTTCTGGTTCTTTCTGAATGATAGAATGTGGATTGATTCTAAACATCTATGTAATTTACCAGAAAATACTAATATTATAAATGGTCTTGCGTATATTACTAAATCTAATATAAAGAAATTTGTAATTAACAGTAATAAATATATTCATAACATTTTAGATAAAGAACATAACGAAAATAATGCTGAAAAAGAAAGTAATACTAATAAATACAGTACTAATCAATACAATACTAATCAATATAAAAAACAAAAATGTATAGATACTAATTAAGATTAATATAAAATCTGAAAAAAATAAAATTTTTTATTTAAATTAATCTCTCAAAATGAAAGAGTACTGTATATGTTGTAAAAAAGATGATTGTAATTTTAAAACTTTGATTTGTTTATTTTTGACAATAATAATATTATATATATTTCTATTTGAATTTGTAGATATTATATTTATGATTAAAAATAATTAATGTAAAATAATTAAAATAATTAAAAATTATAAAATATTTTTTATTAAAAATTATAAAATATTTTTTATTAAAAATTATAAAATATTTTTTATTAAAAATTAAATATTTCGCTTAATGAACCTCCTTTATTTAATCTATTAATTACTTCAGATAACATTGGTACTATTGAAAATGTTTTAAGTTTAATACATTTTTTTTGTTTTTCATGTTGTGGTAATGAATCACTTACTACAACCTCTTTTAAATACTCTGTATTATTTATTCTATCTATTGCTGGACCAGAAAGAATACCATGAGTTACAATTACCATAACATCTTTTGCTCCTTTACTCATAAGTAATTCTCCAACTTTTATTACAGTTCCGCCAGTATCTAACATATCATCAATGATAATAGCAGTTCTTCCTTCCAAATATTTTTTATCTCCAATAAGAACTGCTTTATCTACTTTATTTACTTCTGAATAATCTCTTTCCTTACTTACAACCATAAAAGGCATCTTAAATTTATTAGCATATACTTGTACTCTTTTAAGAGCACCTTCATCTGGTGCGACTATTACAAATTTAGTATCTAATTCTTTATCAAATTCTTGATTTATATTATGTTCATCTACTAAATATTTATGAATCATATTAATACAATAAAAGTTATCACAAGGAATATTAAAAAATCCTTGAATCTGTGCTGAATGTAAATCAAATGAAACAATTCTATCTATACCAGCATTTGTAAATAAATCCGCAATATCCTTTGCCGATATACAAGTACGTGAGTTATCTTTTTTATCTTGTCTAGCATAAGGATAACATGGACATATTAATGTTATAGTACCAGAATCACTTCTTTTACATGTTCTAATTAATAAATAAGTTTCCATTATATAATCATTTATACTTTTATCAGAATTATTATGAGGACTAGTTATTATAAATAAATTTTTTCCTCTAACTGAACTACTAATTGATGCTCTCAATTCAGTATTCGCAAAATAATCTATTTTTGTTTCTAACATTGGAATCTTTGATTGCTGTGATAAATTTTTAGCCAAATCATAATGTGAAGTAGTTGATAGTATATAACAATTATTCATTAGTAAATATTAGTTGTACAATTATACTAGATATTATCAATTAAAATATCCTTATATGATTTCACAAAAAAAAAATAAAATGTGAAATCTGGAATCCCTATAGGTTATCCTTCATAATCAATTGATTATCAGCAATTGTACGGAGTCTTATTTGTTAAATAAAATTTGAAATCTTTTTTTGAAAACTTTATTTAAAAACTAATTGATAGTTATATTTAACATGTCGGGTAACGTTGTTCTTCCTAAAAATGTTGATATTAATAACATCAAGATTGGAAAGCCAAAAAAGCTTGGTAATAGCCTTGCGAAAATTGCTCACATCACCTTGAACGATGAGAATGTTGCTTTTCAACTTCCGGAGATGAATGCTCCTTTTGGTAAGGGTTGCTGGGAGAACGACAACGGAACAACCAAGCACTGGATTGAACTATCATTCCGTGATATTGAAAAGAGACTTCCTCTTCAAGTTTTCAAGAAGTTCATTGATGATTTCGATGAAAAGATGGTTCAATATGCTTACGACAATTCTCACGAATTCTTCAACAAAAAGTACACCAATATCGAAGTTGTCCGTGCTCTTTACACTCCTTCGATTCGTTATCCAAAGGATAAAGAAACTGGTGAAATCACTGACAAGTATCCTCCTACCTACAAGATGAATCTTCCGCAAAAGAATGGACAGTTCACTTTTGAACTATACAATAGGAAGAAGGAACTGATTGACATCGACTCAGTCGAGACTAAAGGTTCCATGATTACCGCAATCGTTCAATGTGGTGGTCTGTGGATAGCTGGTGGTAAGTTCGGTGCTACTTGGAGGAATCTTCAAATGGAGATTACTCCAAAATCAAACATCAAAGGATATGCTTTCATTAACAATCCAGAAGACCGCATTACTCAAGTTGAAGAGGATGATGATGATGTTGAAGTTCCCACAACTAAACTTTCAAACTTGATTGTTGATGATGACGATGAAGATGATGATGATGAAGCCTAATACAAATCACAACCCATACCACAAAAAAACAAAAAACAAAAAAACAAATTTTTTATTATTTGAATAACTTGATTTTATAGAAATATTATATAAATATATAATTGTTATAATATTTGTTTAATAAATTTTAATAGAACAGAATTAAATATGGATTACAGAATTTCTACAATTACATCAATTGCTAATTTAAACTCTCTAATAGATTTACAGAAAATGTATGATTCTGTTCATATTAATGATAATGGAAAAATGACTTATAATACTTTGAATGATACTAATATTATAGAAGAGATTATATTTATTGAATACGGTAAAACTAAAGATATATCGAACTCTAAAGGAATTAATCCAAAAAATGCCAAAAAAAATACCTATAAGAAAAAAGAAAAAACTAGTAAAAGATTTGATAATCAACTAACAATAGTATTAAAAGTTAATAATAATAATATTAATATGAAATTATTCAAAAATGGTAGAGTACAAATGACTGGATTAAAGGATATTAATAATGGTCCAATTGCTATTCAGTTTATTATAAATTTAATAAAAAATATTAATAATGATATTACTAATATAGAAAAAAATAAATTAGAATATTCTAACTACAAAATATGTTTAATTAATAGTGATTTTAAATTTACATCAAAACTTAGGAGAAATAAACTTTTTGAATTTATAAATACTAATACAGAATTAGTGTGTAGTTATGAACCTTGTATATATCCTGGAGTCAAAATTCAATTCTTTTATAATGATTCTATGGATGGAATATGTAGATGTCAAGATGGTTTTTGTTCTAATAAAAGTAAGAACTCACAGTGTGTAAAAATCACAGTTGCAATTTTTGAATCCGGTTGTACTATTATAACTGGTGCTAAAAGTCTAGACCAAATAAATATAACTTACAAATATATAAAAGACTTACTTCTTAATAATATACAATACTTTAAAAAAATTGATTTAGACCAACTATTGCTGGAGTGAAATATTTGTCATATTCGCACTTAATTTTTCCAAATTCTCATTTAACTTAGTAAAGTTATTTGAAATATCTAATAAAATATCTGCTAAATTTTTATTATTTTCACCACCAGTTTGTAGAAATTTAGTTAGTCTAATATACATTGGATCCATTTCTAATATCTGATTTGTATTCACAGATGAACCACCGCTTATATCTGAATCAACTGATAAACTATCATCACCCCCTTCCAATTCTTCTACATTATTACCACCTTCTAATTCATCTAAAGATTCATCAACAAATTCAGCATCTCCATCACTATCTCCATCACCACCATTATATACTTTATTTCTCATCATATTAACTCTTTCTTCTGCTGTAAAATCATCATCTAATTCTATTTTTTTATTAATAGAACCACCTTCAATTCCATCTACTCCATAGTTTGATTCTCCAGTAGATTCATCAACATTTAATATATTCAAT